GCAGACAACAATTCCCATGCGTCACCAAATGCTTCTTGGCTCATGTTGGTTTTTGTTGCAAACTCAGTAAGCTCTTGCAGTAGGGCATCATCACCCTCAATGCCTTCTGGGCCTGAATAGCCATCTTTAGGTGCGCCAGTAAATCCACCAAACTTCTTTTCTAACTCAGTGTAGGCTTTAGCTTGCTCGGCAACAGACTTATACTTGTCGCCTTTGTACCAATCGGGGGTGTCGCCTGATCCCTTGATACCATCAGATAAAAAGTATTCACCTTCACCTAGTTCGGGTGTACTTGCATCTAACAGGGTTTCGCTTATTGTTTCTTCTGGTGCGGCCTGTTCTTCACTCATAATTATTCCTTACAGTATTTTAGCTTGTTGCATTTGGTTGATAATAAATTTAACAACTCCAGCCTCACCGTTATGGTAGGCGGCTTCATAATCAACATTAGAAGCACTAAAGGGGGTGTCATTGTTAAAGATAAACCGCTGCGTAATATCCTCAAGTACACGTTTGCCACCAACACTTGCGAAGCATTCGTTGTAAGCCTGAGCCAATTCAGCAGCAGCTTGTCTTTGTTTGGCGTTAGCTGCCTTTGCACCTTCTGCATCGACAGCCGTAGTATTGATTGTATCCCAACTCATAAAGCAGTTTGTCCTTGGTCAGTAGGCGGTTGCCCTTCAACATTCATGCCTTGTTGTGCAGCCTGAGCGCCAGCCTGAATAACTTTTTTCTTTTCTATATCACTTCTAACTAACTCGGCAGGCATACCAGTCTTACCGGCAACCCACGTTCCAAAGTCTTCTAGCTTGAAACCAATCTTAGCTTGATCTGGGCCAGCATTCTGCAGTACAAACTGAACAGCTTGTTGTACGTTAAGGATGTCTTCACCGTCCTGCGCTCTGGCAAGTGGAGAAGTAAACTTAATAGCGACCTGGCGACCATCTAGCTCGATAGGTGTAATGATGCCTCTGCGTGTAAGTATAGCAGCTACGCGCTTAATGATAGGGATCAATACTTCGGTCTGTAATCTGCCGAAGGCAGAGCCGATGCGTTTAGCCAATTCACGCGACTCGATGGCAACCTCAGTGGCGGATCGAACAGCACCAGTAGGATCACGAAGATCGTTGAATAGAGCCTTCTTGATTGACATCTGTAGCTCATTGATTTCAAACTGTGCCAATTGTAAGTTAGAGCCTGTATCTAGGCGTTGAATAGAAGGGTTGCTGCTGTTGTTAGAACCAACTGGAATAACAATGCCTGGGCTTATATTCAAATTGTAGGGGTTAGTTACGCCATCATCGGTTGCTGTGTACATACCTGCTAGGTCAATAGCGGCCTTCTGGAGTACAAACTCTTTGGCCTTGTTGAGTGAGCGTACATCAGGGAGTGCCTGTAGTGCTGGGCCTCGACCCCTAATCTCACCAGCTACCTTACTATAACGACCTGTAACCCAAGGGCTAGACTCGCCAAAGTCCTGCATCCAGCTAATACGATCTTCCTTAGCAACCCACACGCACCCATAGTAAGTCTTGGTCTTGGGCATATAGACAACACCCTCGCGCACATCGACATCAGTGTCTGGCTTCTTTTCAATTACGTCCTTCATTACTTCTGATGGCTCAAAGCCTTTCCAGTAACGCTCTAGGTTGCGAGCCTTTACCTTAAATCGTCGCCAGTGCGTTTCGATATTACCCTGTGGGCCTTCCTCAAATGCTATTCCCTTTTGCGGAATGGCGTTAAAGATGAGGGGCATCTCGTCACTCTCGTCTTCATCAATACGGAGTGTGCCTGTACCAATAAGGAGATCAAGTGCGTGCTCATAAAACTGAGTAGCAAAGTTAGATCGGTTAATGTAATCAAAGATAACTTCTGCCTGAATATGCAAGTTGCCCTGTATGTCTTCTAAAGATACATCAAAGTCACCCTCTTCAAGCTGTTTAACAACTAGGTCAGATGGCTCAAAGGTAGCCCAGCGTGACCAGATAGGAGCAATGTTTTCTTGCAGCTTACTAGCGCCCTGCTGGATAGCCTCAAGTGCAGTAGAGTCAAAGATACGATCCATCTTCTTCTGGCCTGGAGCGTAGTCCTCAAACAAGTTACGGTTTGGCAGAAAGTATTCATAGGCATCGTCAAGTATATCGTGCCACATAGCAGCACGTTTAAACGCAGCAGCTTCTCTAGTCTTTAAGTCCGTTAATGAACCTAGCTCTTTAGGTAACTGCATTATTTCTTAACCCCTTTAACAGCTTTTTCTGCGCCCTTTCCTATCAATGGTGCACCTTTTATTCCTTGTCCTGTTGGTGTTGCGCCTATTAGAGTAGAGCCAAACAACTTGCTAAATACACCTTTTGCTTTAGGTATCTTTCTAATCTTACCGTTCCTCAACTGATAACCTGGAGTAATAGTTGGCCCATCTGGCCCTTTAGCTTGCTCTACAGGCGTTCCAAGCAAAGATGCTTTGCCTATTTTCTTTTGCGCCATAGCCTTTAATCTGGCCTCACTAGATGCAGTTTCTTTATTAAGCTGCTCTCGCTGCGCTCTTTCCATTGCTTTTTGTTCTGCTGTTGGTTTTGGTGCTCCGCCGCCGCCCATGGTATTACCTCTTCATGTACTTGTATAGTTGATAGGGAGTCCATATAAAAGGATGATCTATACCAAGAAACTGTTTAACATGGCCAACGCAAGTGTTGAGCATGAACAACCTTCTTTTGCTGTCCTTTTTTATATAACTCACAGTTATATCTGTAGGCCCAATTATATCATTTATATGGTTGACATTATACACCCTAACTCCATCAGTCAACTTTTCGTACACAACGTACTTGCCTTCCGATGGCTCGACAACAAGGCAATGCCCAAAATCGCTGTGTAATATTGGAGAATACCAGCGACCTGTGTTGCCCTTAAAGATTACATAAGCATTCTCTAGGCTAGAAGACACTAAAGTTTACCTTAGCTGTGTGGGGTTTAGCAAAGCCTTGATCTCTACGGAGAGCAGAACGACCTTCACCTTCACCTTGCAGGGCATACTCTAGCGCCTCTACTGGGTGAGAGTATTCATTCTTATCTGGCTGATCACTGTAGCGTTCGCCACTCGTCTGTACACGACGATAACAGAAGCCACCCTGTAGACCTTTACGAATCATAGAGGCTTTGGGCAAGACAATGAAGCGAGGCTTACCATCCATACACATTTCTTTCATGGGTACTTCTAAAGCGGCTCTGCGCTTGAGAGGGTCATTAGAGTCTGTTGGGTTGCAGGGTATGCCAGCGGCTCGCATGATCTGGAATGGAGTCTCACTGTTGGACTGATTCTTATTGGAACCAGAGGGATCACCCCACCCCTTAAAGTTGCATCCAGGATAAGTCTCTTCAATATAGCGTTTTAGGGTAGGCGCAAAGTCTACGGCACCGGAATCAGTAAGCACCATTTCATCAAAGCAGACCCAACGCCCGATAGCAGTACGCTGAAGAAAGGCACAAGCAGGTGTACGACCAAAGTCAAAACCCAGAATGATAGGAGTGTCCTTGCACGGTGTGAAGTCCATATGCGATGCGTGAACACTATCCGTATACATTGGGTGAACCGGCTTACCGTTAGAGACAAAGCCGTACTCATTAGCAAGATTAACTTTAATCCAATCATGTGTTTTACCTGATAGTCCGCGTTTGTAATAGTTAGCAGGGAGGTTAGGCAGGTTCTCGGCCCTATCGTTTACCTTCCAAGTTTCCCCATCTTTGAACACACCACCTGGTTGTCTATGGAATGCCCAGCCTTCAGGACGCTCAATCTCGGCCAGCTTGTAGTACCAGTGGTCTTCATCAGGGGCGTTACTGTCACCCAGCACACCGTGATGCGTAGGTTTGATTCCCTCCTTGGGGGAAGGATAGCGACCATGACGTAGATCAAGCATATCGAGAACGGCCTTAGAATGCTCTTTCGTCTCGTTTAGCCATACCCATGTACACTGGATACCCCTAGCCTTCTTAACGTGCTCAGGGCGGTCAAAAGCGATGAATATGACCTCTGACTTAACTGAGGTGCCATCTTCTAATCTGAAGTTGATGTAATGGGTAGGTGGTTCTTTGTTACCCTGACGGAATGGGCCAAGGTCTTCGTGTATCTCCAGCCAGTCTTTAATGGTGGTAGAAAACAATTCGGAATAGGTGTTTCGGCAGGCAATTATGCGGGACAGTCGGACACCATAGTTCTTATGCCCAGGGGTCATTACTGGCTTTTGTTCGGTCATCAAGTCGAATAGCTTGAGGATTGTTTGGACAGTCTTGCCTGAACCCAGTGGCCCCATAATAAAGGAGTTCTGAGAGCGACAGTCAGCGTAATCTTGTAGGACTTGTCCTTGCGGCCCCATGCAGTATTCTATTGTCGGCATTCAGTGATAACCT